CCCATCACCGATTGGTTGTATTGATCCACCTTGAATTGCCTTGAAGAAGCCACCCTCAGAAAGGAGGTAGCCGCCCGTCGGGCCTTCAGCAAGGCTTCGGTGCGCAACTGATCCAATTCGCTTGACCACTGGGGTGAAAGTCATCAGGAGATCACCTTCAACGCGCGTCACCCAGTGAATTGCACCTTCTTGGAATATGTATGCGCCATTGCCCACAGGAAGCCCGCCAGTGAGAACCCCGCCATCAAGAAAAACATTGTAGTCAGCCCCATCCGACCCAAGCCCCCAAAAATCCTTGCTTTCGATCCCTGACCACTGCGTGAAGTTCTCGTCTCCATTGAGGCGACCAGCCCAAACGCGCTGAGCGAAGTTCATTCCCCATGCAGCAGAGGGAGCGCCTGTGAGGGCTGTCGAGCTTCCGGTGAGGATGCTCATTTCTTGGGTTGCCATTCCCAAGTTGAATGCAACGACATTATCGCGAAATTGAACGAGGCTTGTGAATGATTCAGGGTCCAGGCCCATTGCGCTGGATGTCAATTGATCAAAAGCCCAAGGTTCATCATCAGTGTTGACGCGATATATGTGATCGACCGTTGCGCAAATTATTGCGGATTGACCGTCTATGGTCCTTAACTCTTTGGCTGCAATTGGCTTGCTCGGAAGGGCTTCGCTCATGACGACAGGGAGCTTGAGAGGTGAATATCCACCGTCAGTCGATGGCACAACACCTTCAAGAAGGTTTGATGAGCCAATAGACTGATTGTTCACATCTGGGCGAAAATCACCAAAGGGTATCATCAGAACTCCGTGGGAACGAGAAAGCCCGTTCCGCTGGTTTGGTCTTGCTCTTCCTTGAGAGCATCATATGCCTCTTTTTCTCGGCCCATTGCCTTGGCTGCCTCAGCATCATTCCGAAGGACATCAGAGTAAAGGATTGCCTTGGCTCGGTAGCGGATCATTGCTTCCGCCTCAACCATCCAAGGGTTGTTTTCTTCAGCGTCATTGGCTGGCTTATCAATCTTGTAGTGGCCAGCAAGGGAGACTGTGTAGACAGCATTGGGAATGGGGTAAAGGACGATGCTCCGACCGTAACGCCCATAATCATAGGGCTTGCCCACATTCGATCCGGCCATCTTAACATCATTCAGAGCCAAAGAAGAATGCTCCAGCTCAGTGACTTGGCCAGAAGAATTCAGCCAAACCCCATCAATGCGATAGAATTTGGGTATGTCAGCGTCATCAGCCTTGCTGTACAATCCCTGCCCAGAGACTGTCGAGAAGGCGAGGCCATCTGTGACGTTGAATGCAAATTGCTTGTTTTGGTAATGGTTGATTGCACCCGAAATAGCTATGGCAATATCAGCAGCCAAACCACTGCGGCGCATTTCTGCCGCGAGGTTGGATTTCATGTTACCTAAGTTAGACATTCGGGTGCAACCCTTTTCAGTTAGCCGTCATTGTCGGGAATGTAACAAATGATGACTTCCGCTTCGCCCGCTGTCGCAGCCGTGCCAGCAAGGGCTGGAGTGGCTGTGATCTGAGTGTCTGCTGTCATGACATAGATGCCGGTCGCCTCATCCAATGCAACTTGGGCAACAGTGCCCAAGGCCAAGTCTGTGGCGAATTCATCCGGATCGTCATTGCCCTGTTGGGCACCGATGTCGAGAACATTCGAAGTCCCTGCGTTAAAGACTGTTGAGATGCGAACGCCTGACATAGGCTGGATTATTACAGCACCAGCCGGGATCCAACCAACAGTCACCTCAGTCCCATTGTCCGCAAAAGTGATTGTCTTGCGGATGTAGTGGACGAGCTGCATTTTGAGATCGCGAGCAACAGTACCGCGAGTGTTAGTAGCCATGATTCATGGTCCTTTCAACTTGCGTTCGAGTTACGCGGTGTGCTTGGCAGCGTAGGAAGAAACAACAATCGAGCCGAAGTCCTGGCTGTCATATCGTGTCTTCTTCATGCCGTACATGCACATGATGGAAACCTCAAGCTGGCGCTTGTGGTCGACGAGTTCTTCATTCCAGGCATAGTTCGATGGCCCTGATCCCTTGCCGAAGGATAGAGCACAAGCTTGTGCTCCCAGAAAAACTGCGCGCCGAACAGTCGGAACATCAGCGCCTGTCGAAGAGTGGACGCCGGTTGTCACGTGGTTTGCACGCTTCAAAATGACATTGTCAAACTCACCAAGGGAGTCAGTGAAAATGGGGTTCTTGGAGACTTTCCCACCCTGCATTGCCGCCTTCTGAATATCCAACCACTGCCCATTGGAAATATTTGTCCTAAGATCAGTGACCTGATAAGGGTGAAGATACATCACATATCGACCACCATCCAGGTCTTGCCCATCTTTGCCGACGCCGCTGATGTTGATTGGGCGCAGAGGGCTGTCACTACCCTCAGCCAGCTCTTTCGCATAACTGACATAAGACAAGTCGAAAGTATCTGCAGCGACAATGGCTTCATCGTTTGGCGTCTGAGCGGCGTTCGTCTCATCAACCCGAATGTGGCGTGTCGGAGCAAGGATTTCATTGTTGCCCTTGAACTTCATCCCACGAGCTTCAGCGGTGTAGCCGCAAACGTGATTGAAGAACACAATGCTCATGCGCTTCGCTTTCCACGTCTGAAGGCCACGGCGAGCCGCTTTCCGCAGATTGTATGGAACGCGCTGTGCATCGATTGATCGGCCACGGTTAGGAATGCTTACGAGGTGGCCCAACTCATTGATGACCAACTTGTCATTGAAAAGCGAAAGGCTCTCGCCGTTGCCTTGAGCTGTTTCACCCTCAGTGAAACCATCACCATCAAGCTCCTTCAAGAGAGCATGGGTGACTTGGTCACCGCTCTCTTTTGCAGTCTCGTTTTTCAGGTGGATGATTGAATTCTCGTCAGTGCCGATAAGAGACGAAAGGCCGGTACGATATACAATATCGTGATATAGACCTTGCGACCACAGCTTCTGCGCGAGGGGGTCATTGACCCCAAACTCTGTGCTAGCCATTTTGCTCTTCCTTTCTTGGGTTAGAGCGGTTTCAGTTGGTCGCCTGTGCATTTCGCCGCACGGCAAGCGAAGCAACCATTAACCATGGTGCGAGGTTTGAGTGGATAACGGGCCACTCCCCGAAGCAACAAGTTTATGGCCCTGTGCTCAGGCCTTTTTGGGAGACTGCGGGCAATCAGCCTCCCAAAATTTCCTCATAGATTTGACGCCCTTTGGACGTTTCCATGAATTTCTTAAACTGAGAATCACTCATCGCAGCAATTGCCTTGCCATCAATCTCTTTCGGTGCAACGCCGCCCGTGACGTTTGAAAGAGAGGTGTGTGCTGCACGAGTGGCTGCCTCAGCTTCTATTTTCTTTGTGGACTCGGCACGAGCCTCTGCAGGATCGGCGTTGACTCCTTCAGGTGCCTTGCCATCCCAGCCATGGAACATGGCCAATCGGCGGAGGTATTCGCCAGGCCCAGATTTTGAGTTCATGCCTTGCTGGGCCTGGGATGATAGGTTGTTCAGGAGTGCGCGATCCAGATGCTTCCCGGTCAGGCCTTGATCGGCCAGGTTTTCGCGAAATGCCTTGACAACGAAATCGCCGGCTGTGACGAGCGTTGGATCATCTTTCGCGAAAGGGGCGACAGCCGCTTCGAAGTCGTTGACAGCTTTGGCTTCTGAGGCAACTGCCTCACGGAATGTTTTTTCCTCTTGGCTCTGCTGAGCGGCCTGCTGGTATTCGCGGTCTTGACGCTCCTTGACAGCCTTGATGTCGTGGGCCATTGCGCCGATAGGGTCAGCTTTAGGATCTGGAGAATATTCTTCCTCAGCTTTTGGATCTGTGGCCTTTTTCATGGAATCAAGAAGTTGATCCATGCGTGATTCGAGGCGGGCTGCTGTGGCCTTTGCCTCTCTTGTTTCAGCGCGAGAGGCTTGAAGTGCTCGAAGGTCAACACTCTTTGGTTCATTAGCAAGGGAGGATTCAGAAGCCTTCTCTTCACCATCAACTTTGGCCTCAGCCTCAGTTGAATCTGCACTTGGTTGTTCTTCTTCAGAAGAAGATTGCTCAGATTCCATTTCTTTATAGGCTTCAAAGTCCTCATCGCTAAGTTCAGACTTCATGAATTCTTCTTCGGTTGGTTTATCGCCCATTGGGTGCCCTTTCTCTGGTTTGCCCGTTTATGCTGCTAACTGCCCAAAGACAGCGCCTAGCATTTCTGTTTGTGCCTGTGCGTTCTTGTAGGCTGCATCAGCCTTATTCTCTTCTGCCTCTGAGGCGGCCTTTGCAACTTCAACCTGATGGCTTTCTTTCGCCATTTGCTGTTGAGCCTGCTGGACTGGTGCGGCTTGCTCTTGCTTTTGGGTCGCCATCTTCTTGATTTCAGCGACAATGTTTGAAGGAAGTGGAGAATAAGCCAAGAGAGCAGCCAACATTTGTGGATCCAAATTCTTGCCCATCATGGGCGCCATCTGCATCAGCAATCCCCAAGCGAATTCTTTCTGGTTCGGGCTTGTTGGTGCATCATCAACAATGATATCATACTCTGAAGATGCCTCACGCATCAAGGGCACATATTGTTCTGAGCCTTCGCCGCCAATCTTGATCAAGCGTCCATCGCTCAAAACTTCCTGGATGTAGTGGAGCACCACACGTCCTTGCTTCACTCGATATTGCTTCAATGCATCGAAGAAAGGTTGAAGGATTGTCATGCCTGCTTGCTTACGGGCTGCTTCGAGCGAAGCAGGTTGGTTGGTCTCACGCATTCCCAACATCTCAACTGATACGCCAGCAACATCGCGAATTGATGAGATGCCGAATTCTGTTAAGTGCTGGAAGCCTATTGGGAATGCTGCTGGCGGCTTTTCTTTAACCATGTTCTGAGATATGGCACCCTTCTTGAGGTGGGTGATTGCACTGGGATCGGCCCAGGACTTCTCAGCTTGGGCCTTGTTTTCAAAGGCACCCGCCTCAGCCATCAGCCCCCCTTTGGAG